TATCTACTTCGTGCCTTGAAAAATAACTGTGCATTCTTCGCACAACGCTTGGGCTAAGACGCTCGCGGCTCTTTAGCTGATTTGCCCTTGTAACACCGATGATAGTGCCGCCACGACCATACTCTTTGCGAAGCTCAAGTCCACGCTCTGCGTTTCGTGCCATTGCCGTTGTTGGCACTGTGTCAACATCACTTTCTGCTTTCTCTTCGTCGTCTTGTGGCTCCCATTTGCCGCAAACATACTGCGCCCTGACCTCTGCATCAAATAAATCACAATATTGCTGATCATAGTGCATGCAGTTGCCGCACCGCTCTTCACCATCCCCCATACGATAAGCATCTGGTAAGTTGTCGGGAACCTCTTCACCATCTGGATAAAAGTCAAGCTTTTGCTCTCCGTAAGCTTGCTTACCTGCTTCTTCTGGTGTTTGACCCTCGCTTGGCGCTATGTCTGGGCCACCAAGGGGAAAGAGATTAGCCGCGATGTAAACCTCATCACCACCATTGATAGGCTCTAATCCTAGTCTCTCTCTCGCTTCATTACGGCTTATTATGCCTTGTGCAACCGCATTTGTAACATTTTCATATATACGGCGGCGGCGCTCCGTCATCGCTGGTATAGCATCAATATCATATTCTATTGAAATATCGTCACCAAAACTAGGCGCCAACCATTCGTTAAGGTCGCTCTCAACTCTACGCGCTAGAGGAATGATGGTTTCCTCATATAGCGCAAGACGCGCCTCTTGAACATTCGCATAGGTTTGGCTGTCAGGTATCCCGATAAGCTGAGAGGGAACCCCGAAACAAAGCGCAATGTCCTTTGCAGCCATATGCTTGTTTTGCAAGAAGTCCATATCACGCGGTGACATAGCCATCTCTTTCCAATCAAAGTCGCCTTCTAAAAGCATAGGGCGACCAGCGTTCTTTTCACCCGTAAATCTAGCCTCTAAGTCACGCATTACTTGCTGTCTTTGCGTTTCAGTCAATGTCATGGCATTGCCAAGATCATCTTGTGGCTTAAACACAATTGCACCCGAAGGCCGCGCCCCGTTATTAAGCAACCCAATATTGTGCTTTGCAATCATGTTATGCTGATCAAGATCAACAGCCGCCGCCATTAAGGGTGATAGACCCAAATAATCATCTAAGGGGTTCCAAAGCTTAAAGTGCTTAACCTCAGACTGTCCTGTTACGGGATCAGCTTCATATCGCGCTACCACTTGGCTGTTAAGCTTATACTTGTAACTTTTTGGGATTGATGTGTCGCTTGGCTCAATTTCAACCCTATCTGGTCGAAGAAGGTAAAGCTCTGTAGGTATCTGGTTAACACCAGAGGACAGAGCGTAACTATTACCAGATAGCAAAAGAAATGAATACAATGCTTGAAAGTATTCGACGCTTGCTTGCATCGGGTTTGGTCTTTCTAACAGGCTTATAAGAGGGTGGCTTTCAAGTTCTACATCCCCCTGATAGACCTTGAACGGAATAGATGCAGCCCCGTTTGCTATCTCATTAACACAGCGGTACACAATAGCGTTCTCTTGATACCCCTCTTTGGCATAAGCCTTGAAGTTATCGCGCCTTGTATAATTCATCATCGCGCCTTGAACATAGACCTTTGGTGCTTCCTTGATCTCAAATCTTTGCCCAAATACTGCGCTGCGCAGATTGTCGAAAATACCCATTAACTTATTCTCCACGATGGCTTGCCACTACGCTGCGATAACTCTGTCAAAGCCCATACAAGGGCGTCCAATCTGTCAGGTGACGATTTGGATGTTGGAGTATATGAAATCAATTGGTCCTCCAACTCTTTAAATTCTTTGACATGATGAACTTTCCTTTGCTCATAAAGCGCCGCAATCGGTTCAGCCCTTACTAGCTTACCACGACTAGCGCGAACTGCTGAGTAAGGAACTCTCTCTATAGTTCTTACCACTCTTTCGACCAAATCTCCACCGTTGTTTACTTCTGCGATAATTCGATCCGCGTTATATTTGTGGTAAAGCTCTACCGCTTTTCGCGCCCACCCATCGGGACTTGCCTTCATTGTAGCATCTTCTAACACATAAAACTCATCATTTTCACCCCTTGCTGCAACAATTATCCCTGTTTCATCGCTATCGTCACCGCTTGTAACAGCGGGGTCCAAAGCTACCACAATTCTTTGAAGCTCTGGTAAATTTTGATCTGAAAGTCTACTTCCCTCAATCATAGACCAAGACCAGAGTGCGCCTTCTATATCATCAAGCACCTCTGCGTAAAGCTCTTGTCTGCCAAGCCTTGTCCCGTCATATTTTTCTTTCAATTGCTGCAATGCGGCGGGAGCAAGATTTGCAGCATTGTCAAACGTGCTACCCCTAGTCACAACAGTACCAGTTCTCTTGATCAATGAACGGGTAAGCTCATTCGGCTTTGGTGTTGTTGTAATAACGCATTGCGGATTTTCGCCTAGACGCAAGCCAAACATTAGTTGGTCAAAAGCTTCTGGATAAAACCAAGCTGCAACCTCGTCGCACCAAGCCCTATGAAACTGTGGCCCCCTAAGTCGTTCTGGCTCTGTAGCCGCAAAGCCTTGTATCAATGAGCCATTGTAAAGCCTTATTTCTTGCGCTGATGAGGAGTATCCTTGACCTCTGCCTTTTAGCAAGCACTCATCTGGTAACCACTTGAGTATACCAGAAACACCACCAAAAGCTACACGGCGAAGATCGCCAAATGTAGGAACGACTACAGCTACACGGCTTTCTGGATTGTTAAGGGCATAGATCATCGTATCAAATGCCCCCGTCATTGTCTTGCCCCAACCACGCCCCGCTAAGATTAACCAGACATTCCAATCCCCAACAGGGGTAATTTGCTCTGGTCGAGCCATTTTCAGCCAATCACTGTATAGTGTGCTTTGCTGTTGATGACTTCGCTGCGGCAAGTTCGTCCAAGTCTGCGATAACCTGTCGTAAACTATCTGGTGCTGTAACATGAGCGGAAACCTTGCTAATCTCTTGAGCCTGACCAAGTGCTAATTTGCCGATCTTTTGAGCAGTAGCCACAACCCCCGCAATTGAGTTTAAATCATGCGCTGTCAGAATTTTATGTTTAGTGTTGAACTTTCTTAGTTGCTCATCTCTTTCTTGAGCACTTGGGATATTAAGAATTTCGTTCAATGTTTTTCTGTTTTCTTGATCTTCGGTTAAGCGCCTTGCTACATCGCTCATCATCCCAAAAGCAAGATTGATTGACCTATCGTCTAATAAGGTGCCATTTTGCACCATTAATTGTTGACGCTCTCTTTGCACCGCTAATTCATATTCGGTCTGCACTTTGTTCTTTTCCCCCTGCCAATCTTCTTTTTTTGACCATCTGTGCAGGGAAACATTAGCAACATCGTGTCGCTTGGATAGAGCTATAATAGAGGGGTATTGGCGCACACCGTTTTCATCGATGTAGCCATGAACAAACTCTTCTTTGATCTTTCGGCGTAGCGCCTCTTCTATTTTGTTACTCATGTCACCAACATTATCACTTATTTTCACTTTTTACCAGCGGTAAGCTATTGGTCAACCCCATGCTCATCTTGCCACTTCTTTTTAATCAAGATTTGCTGTTTAGTTACCCATGCCTTTTTGTATTCGGCATCTACAAATAGCTTTGAGAAGCCAGTAATATGCTTTAGCCGCAATAATTCTTCTGGCTCCATACCCAACTGGTTACAGATTTCCGCATCGCCCCAACCTTCCTCTAACATAGAGAATACCATGTTCGCCATGCCATCGACTGAGTGTGCGCCTCTGGCCCGATTGTGACGGACTGTTGAGGCCATACGATCATTGATGTCTTTCTCAATGACAACGATGGGCAGTCTGCCCTTGTTACGATCTCTGATGTCCTGATTGCTCTTACAGATAAAATAGCGGTGAAACCCATCTACGATGACATACTTGCCTTTTTCTTCGTCATAGATGGTTACTACGGGCTGCGTGTATCCGTCATGCTTGATTGAGGTGTAAAGCAAACGCATTTCTTTACCCGCTACACTGTTGGGGTTGTAATCGTTAGCCTCTACTTTATCAACATCAACCCAATAGACCCGATCAACGGGCTGTTGGATTGGGCTTTCCTTATGCAAGTGATCTTTGATCTTTTCGATCATTTCTATTTTGTCGTTCTCACTTAGCCCATGTAAGGCTTGCTCTAGTTGACTAATGATCTTCATGTCTTTACTGGTATCCAGTCCCTATGTTCTGACCGCTGCACAAACTTCGTGTCGCCGCGCTTCCAACGACGATAAGTTATAGCATACGGCCCTTGCTCGAAATTACTGCATTTAGTGAAATCAATATCCTGTGCTAAGACTGTAGCAACATGCACCTTATGCAGCTTGGATATATCTTTCATTGCAGCATAAACATTGTCCATCTGCGCGAACTTCTTACGCATGGCCTCTTGGTAATCATGATCAGTAACAAGATTTATCAACAGATGATCTCTGTATTCTTTCCAATCCTTGAACATATATGGAAGTTTCTTGGCTTGGAACATATCCTCTTTCGTCATATGCCGTGCCTGATTAATACCGCCTAGACGCTTTGTCAGCTTGTTCCATGTGTCTCGCTCAATCTCCTGTAAATAAAACAACTGATGAACTGCTGTTTCATGGTGAAGATTTGACACGCGCATCTTGGTTGGGCTTACTCCATATTGATAAAAGTAATCATACGCTTTGGAATATGACCAATTATTGTCATGGATGGATTTCCAAATATCAGTATATGACCAATCATACAGGGGGTAGAAATTGTAATGCTCTCGGCTTTTGTTTGGATGTTTACCCCATGTAACCCACTTATAAGTCGCCGCCGTTGTTAGTCCCGCTAGTCGAGCGGGGCTTTCTTCTGCCCTGATCCCTGCCAAAACAGCAAGCCTTTGCCCATCCCAGTGCTTTTTGTATATTGCGGGGAAAAGTTCGTGGAACCGATCTGTGCCATAATCGTTTTCTGTAATAGCGTAAGGGACTTTTTCGCGCATCCATTCGCTACCGTCCTCCCAACAATGCAGATAGTGTTGCTCATTCGATGTACTATTGGTCAAACGGATGGGCATTTGAAACCACATCGGTTCAATCTCATCCCGCTCCATGACTTCTTGCACATAGTCAATTACGCACTGCCATTCGGCTTCCTGATCTAAAAATAATACTTTAAGCGGCAAGCGATTTCTTTCACGCGCAACGATTAACGCCATCTCAAGGGTTACTGTGCTATCCTTGCCGCCTGAAAACGATACTATTACGTTCTCAAACTCGTCAAAGATGTAACGAATACGCTCTAATGCTGCATCGCAAACATTATCTTTGAGGTGTATTTTCATTCATCAACATCCTTAAAACTGTAATGCAGTGAGCGTCATAATCTGATGCTACAAATGTATTGCCAGATTTTACTTTCTTAAAGTGCAAGACAGGAACACCATAGCCGCATGTAATATCCCCCATTCTATTGAATGTCTTACCCAGATATTCACACACCCCTAGATTACTCATTCCGCTAGGTGGTGTTATGCCCCAACAGCTAAGTGTTTCCCAATTGGTATTCAGCCTGACTTTTACTTGCACATCTGGTTTTGGAAGTGCTTTTTCTAACCGCTTGTTAGTAATAGCCAATCTTGGTTTGTGTGAAAGTCTTTCCCAAAGCACTGCAAACTGGTGGGCAAAATCGTTATAAGATGATGTCTTTTCTTTAGCTCGCTCATCAAACACCTTTACTCCCGCAGGGAATGGTGGCTCGCAATAAATAATATCACAGGTTTCTAACTCTGCAAAATACCCCTCGGTTATTATGTTACGCCGCATACCGATGCAGCCCTCATGTTCAAACCTTTGTGTGGGCGGGTATCCCTCGAATTGCTTTGTGCCGTTTTTTAATGCTGAGTTATAAATCGTCATATATACCATTCCTAAATGTTAGTGATTGACG